TCAATCGCAGGTTGCGCCGTCTCGGATGATTGTTGCTGCTTGAAACTTGGACTTGAGACCTGTCTGCGCCAGGCCGAGATTGTCGAGCGCAAAGGATGACGTGCCGAGCGTTGCGCCGCTCGTGTCTTCCGCAGACGTTCCACAAACGATGTTGACGTGCCAGCCGCCTTCTTTTCCGGAGTGCAGGGCCACCACGTTTTGCATGACCCGGGTCATTTGCGCGGCCGGATAGCGGGTCGGGACAACCACTGTGACGTAGCGGGGACCATTGACGCGCATCCAATACTCGGGGACCACGTACGGAGTTGTGGTTGCTGCGCTGGTCGTTGCGGGTGCCAGGGTGGTTGTGGATTGCGCAACGGTCTGCGTGGTCGATGCAATCTCGGGTTCCGGTTCGCCCGAGCATCCCGCCAGGGTCGCGATCGAGAGGCCGGCAACCAATAGAGCCGTGGATGTCCGTTTCATGGCCAATAGATACCAGACCGGGCAGACTGCAAACGAGGGAGCGCCCCAACCGTGACGGTTGAGGCGCTCGATTGCCAAGCCCTATCAGTTGTGACCGATAAATAGGCGAAATCTATTTACGCTGTTCATCGGCCTTTGAGTCCTTCTCGGATGGATTCGGCGATGGTTTCGGCTACTACGTCTTTGCGGTCGATGCACGCGTTTTCGAGGTACTTCGCTTCACCGTCCTGATGGTGGTAGCCAAGCTCTTCATGTTGACGCACTGCGTACGGTGTGTCGAAAGCGACGATGGCCTCGTTGCCTTCAGCCTGCGTGTACGAGGTATTGCGGAGTACACCTGTCTCTTTCGGCGCTCGCAGCACTGCCTCTTGGTGGATGATGTCAGCGGCTTGCTGTAGGCCTCGGGTTGCTGCGCGTTCGACTGCCGCGATGATGGCGTTGAAGTCGTTGCTCATGGGTGTCCTTCCGGGCGGCCCAGCCGGTGAAGGCTGGGCCGCAGGGGTGTCAGGCTGCGTCGCCGCCGCGAGGTTCGAAGATCGTCAGCTTGGATTTGCCGACGCGGCTCGCGATAGCGGTGAGGTCGAAATCGTCGTCGTCGCTGTCGTTGCTAGCGGCATCGTCGGCCGGTGCGGTGTACCCGTTCGTGCCGGGTACGCGGGTGTCACCGGAGCCTGCGTAGATCTGCATCTGGCGGGGTTTCCCTGTTATTGCCGAGGCGGTGCCAGGCACGTCGATGAATGTGTCTTCGGGGTCAGTCTGTGTGTAGATCTCGATGTTCTTGCTCATGGTGTTGTCTCCTGGGGTGTCACTCGTCGAAGTAGTCAAGTTCATAGATGTAGTGCTTGATGGGTCGTGCGGGGTTGTTCGTCTCCGCCCCTTCGGCGAGTTGCCGCTCGCGTTTGCCGGCCTCCCACTCAGCGAAATTGCCTACGGGCGAGGGCTGGGTATCGGCTGGATCAGGGTTGGGGATCGCTCGGAAGAACCTGTTTGGCATCGGTTACTCCTAGTCGCGGTGCAGGCGGTGTCGGCCGCTGTTGTCGGTAATGAACCCATGCACGCGTCGGATGCCGGTGCGGCCCTCGTCGAACGCGTATCCGAGGTAGTCCTCGCTGATCCCTGGGAAACGGGGGTCAGGCAGGCCGAGAGCGCTTGCCTGGCTCTCGTAGCTGCGGGCTTGCTTCTGGCGGGCGTTGATGAGGCTCTTGAGTCGTTTGGTCGAGTTAACGATGTCGGCGTAGGCCTCCTGCATTTCGCTTTCAGCGGCGTTTGACCACGCTGCAACTTGAGTGCGGTAGCCCTCGACGGACTTACGGTGGTTCTCCTCGCGCTGTGCTGCTTCGACCTTCTCGGCTGCCTTGCGTCGAAGTCCGAGAAAGCTCAGCTTCTCTCGGGCCTTGCTGATCGCGGTCGAGGTGACAGCGGTGTCGCCGTTGATGACCTTCGTTTCGAGATCCTCGACAGCAGCAGTGGCGTCGGTGATTTCGGCGTCGATGTCAGCGACGGTGGGAATGCTCGTTTCAGTCATGCTGTTTTGTCTCCTGGGTTGAGTGTTGTTGTTGCTGTTGTGGTTTCGACCTGCGGACTGAATGTCCGATGGTGCGTGTATTGATGCAGGTCAGAGGCTGTGTGGTCACGCAGTGGTCACAGCGAAATCAGAGCCCGCCCTTCATGATTGAGATGTTCGCCATGCCGGTTCCGTTGTCTACGTTGACGCTTGCGCGGATCGGCTCACGGTTCTTGATCGCCAACAGAATTGCTTCGAGGATTGGCGCGAGTTCGTCGGTGACTTGCCCGAACCCCTTCTCCAACTGAGCGGAACTGTTGGCGCCTGTGTCGAATTGACCGGTGAAGTTGCCATCTGCGTCGAAGCCACTTGCGAGTGCGAACGCACTGCCGACGCCGAATGCGAGGGCGTTGTATGCCGCTGCTCTGCGCCCGTTGGCGGTGGTGGGCACCTTCAGCCCGGGGGCTTCTCCGACATAGCCACCGAAGCCGCCTAGGCCGCCATGGATCCCGCCGTCCTCGAACGGGACGAGCTCGAATCCGAAGCCGTTGACAATCTTCTTCGTGACCGCAAGGGACTGCCGACGCTTGGCAGGATGCAGTGGGATGTAGCCCTCTCCACCTGTGCCTGGCTCGGCGAACCGAACGAGGTCGGCGCCGTCCGGGTAGATGCCAGCCTGTTCAGGTAGTCCGCGGATCCCGCCATTCTCGAAGACTCGGAACGCTCCCTTCCAGATCAAGTTGTCATCCGGGGTGGCCTCTGCTGCCGGCGCGCTTGTTGTGGTCGGTGCACTCGGGGTGGAGGTCAGCGACGATGTTCCGGGCCAGTTGGTGACAAACACCCGTTGCCCATCAGTCGCCAACGCCACACCAGAATCCGTCGTCGCAACAGTCATCTGACCGTTACCGCGAGCATTCGACGCAGCGATGATCTCGTCCGCCTCAGCAGCCTTCACTGCATAATTCGAACCATCCGCAGTGCCCGACTGCTGCACCTTCTGCGCCGCCTCAGCCTCCGACATGCTGTTGTAGTCGAAGTCGTCGAGCTTGTCGTAAAACATGCCCGCAGCCCTGGTCGGATCCTTCCGGTCCTCCAACGTGCCCCAACCACCGTTATCGCGCTGCTGCATGATGCCGGCGTTATCGCCGTCCATGCCGTGATCGAGGTTCTGCAAATCGGTTTCAGCGAGGGCGGTCATGACCGCGGCCTTGATGCCCTTATCGCTGATGCCGCGGCGCTTACCTTCCGCGATCACCTGATCAGCGATCTTCTCCCGCTCCGTCCGAGTATCCGGAGCAGCAGGAGCCGCTGCTTGGGCGCTACCGGCAGGTTCACCCAACGGCTGCTTCGCCGCGACGTGCACATGGTTGGTGTGATCACCCGCACCCGCATAGAACGAGTCCGGAACAAACTCACCATCCTTGATGCACCTACCGAACCTCGGATCGATGTAGATCAGCTCAGCCAACTGCTTCTGATAGTTGTCGGCCATGTAATTCGCCATCGCCAACTGCTCATCCGTATTCCCAGACCCGTTGGAGAAGTCCGCTGCCTGACCACTGTTGTGATACGACGTGGACCCATCCGAACGGTACGAGGAGAACGCGTGCCCGTTCTGCAACAGTGCCGGGAACTTGCGTGCAGCAATACCTTCGAGGCTTTCAACCACACCACCGTCAGCCATCGGCTTCACATCATCGAACCGGACAACGCCGAATCCCATGCGCCGCGCAGTCTCGGCAAGGATCTGCTCGGATCGGCCGCGCTTGGATGGAGCGCCGGGAATGAAAGCCTCCCAACCTGTTTCGGCTTCTGCCCATTGGTAGATTCCGCGTCCGTAGCCGTTCCGGATTGTCGCCTGTCCAGGCTCGTGGATGTTGCCGTCTGCGTTCTGGCTGAGCGGTACTGGTCCACTGATCCGTGCGGCCTCGGCCGGCGTGTAGCCCTTCGACTCCCAGTAACCGTTGTGGGTTTCCTTCGCGTTGACCCAGATCGTCATACTGCGACCCTGTTGCAGCCACGCTTGCAGGTTTGCCTCTGCCTGCTCGGTCTCGGCGTGCACCTGAACTGTGCCGTCCTTGAGGACTTCGACCTTCACACCTTCGAGCGCTCGAAGTGAGTCGATCGAGTCTTTAGTCAGCGCCGATGTGACGATGGTCTTCGAGTCGGGAACCTTGATGACCTTGTCGCGCAGCACGTCGAAGTCGCTCTTGGCGTCCGGCATGCCCTCGGTGCGCACCTCGGTGGACACGAACTCGGGTGTGAGCCCGAGAGTGTTCAGGTACTTGACCGCGGCTTCGTTGCTACCGAGCGTCGCACTGAGCTGCTGAATCAGCGCGTCGCGGTTGCCGGCGTACTGCTGTGTCAAGTTCTCGACCGTGTTGCCTGCTTCGAGTCCGGTCTTGATCTGGTCTCGGAACTGGCCGGACAGTCCGCGCAGCCGGTTCTCCATCTCCGCTTGCAGTGGGTTGGCCCTGTCGATTGCGCCGTTCCAGTTCTCGATCTTGATGACCGAGCCGTCGACGGCGACACCGATTTCGCCAATGGATTTGGTGACCTTGGCTGTCTGGTCGTTGAACGCTGCCGAGAGCTTGAGTTCGTCGATGAACCCGTTCGTCCGATCCTGGGCTGCACCGAGCGCGGGAATGTAGTCCTCTCGAATCGTGTCTGCTGTGCCGGACAGGAAGCCTTTGATTCCGCCTTCACCGTTTTCTCCGACACCTGCCTCCCGGGTGGTCCTTGCGAGTTCTCGCAGCTTGTCGGCCGCGCCGCCTGTAGCAATGCCGAGGATCTGCCCGAAGCCAGGGATGGACTCACCAACCGAGAGGATGTTGGCGCCCATCTCCAGGAACGATGCGCCGGTCTCGGATGCCGCGCCGGCGAATTCGGCGAGCCCATCGAGCCCCGATGCTACGAACCCGAGTACTGACTTGCCGAGTTCGAACGCCGCGTTACCTGCGGTCTGGAAGAAGTCGATCACTCCCACTCGGTTGTTCGATATGTTGTCGGCCCACTCTTTGATCTGTGGTCCGAATGCTGCTGCGAGGGCGGCCTTGAATCCGTCTGCCACCGTTGAGATGGAGTTCATCGCACCCTTGACCGATGTTGCCGTGTTACCGCCGATTTGATTTGCCAGCTTCCCGGCGGCACCTTCGAACTCGCCGAAGTCAGCAAGAGCCTTCGACGGATCCCACTGAGACAGAGCGCCAATGAAGTCACCGGACGTGTCACCAAGCAACGCCATCGCCGCAGCGTTTCGCTTCACCGGATCCTCGATTGCGCTGATCTTGTCGAAGGCCTGGTCGAAAGCGGCGTCCGCTTCAGGTCCACCCTTCTTGAACACCTCGTACATTTCGGCGCCGTTCAGGCCGATGTCGTTGAGAGCCGTGACGATCGTGTCGCCCTCTTCAGTGATGCGACGGCCAAACTCACGTAGCGAGTCACCGGCCCGGTCCGAGTTGTCCGCGCCGTTGTCCGTCGATTGCTCGATCAGTGCGAGGGCCATCTCGGCTGAAATGCCGGCGTTCTTCCAACCAGCCGAGTACTCACTGATCGTTTCGAGAAGATCGCCCTGCTTGTTGGCGCTGCCGCCGACAGCATTGGCGATCATGTCGGACGCTTCTTGCGCGCTCGCCGCAAGACCTGTGGACATCAGCGACGAGACAGCCAGGACTGATTGCGAGACCTCCCCGTCGAGAGCGGTGGAGATGGTGTCCAAGCTGGCAATGACTTTCTCGGCGTCCTGCTGTGTGGCACCGGGATCGATGACATTCGACTGCAACGCCAGGGTGAGTGTCGAGAGGTTGGCCTCGACTGACTCACCGAATGCGTCCGAATACGCTTCCCCTGCTGCGAGACCGAACTTCCGGGCCTGCGCCTCGGTGGTCTTCGTACGGGCTTGGAATAGGTCGAGGTTGGCTTCTTGCTCCATGCCGTCACTGATGGCGGCGGCGAGAGCAGCACCGACACTAAGACCGATCACACCGACACCAAGCAGGGCGCCAGCGATAGGGCCAGTCGAGGAAGACAGCTTCCCGATCTTGTCGGTGAACCCGGACAGGAAGTTCCCGCCCATGTCGCGGCCGGCGCCACCAGCACCTGATGCAGCGCCGCCGAGGTCATCGCCCAACTGACCGACCTGGCGGCTGGCCTGCGATGCAGACGTACTGATGCGGTCCACATCGGTGGCAGCACCGCGGGCAGCGCTCCCGAGTCGGTTCACATCCTGCGAACTCTGACCAACTCGGGAAGCGTCTCGGGCGGCGTCGCCGGCAGCGGTGCCGAGCCTGCCCATGTCCTGCTGGGCACCCGACGTGGAGGTACTGAGCCGATCAACACCCTGCGCGCTCTGCCTGAAACTCTGGTCAACCCTGCGCGCTGCCTGCTGCACCGTCGATTCAAACCTGTCCGTCTGCTGCCCAGCGGTGCGCATGTCCCGAATGAATTGGTCCATATCCACAGTCAGGTGGGCGACGAGATCTGCGACATTGAGAGGCATTAGCGACCACCTCGCTTACCGGACTTCACCTTGGGCTTCGGCTTCTTCTCAGGCTTCGGAGCGAGGAACTTCTCTGCGATCCACTCCAGATCCACCAGCTTCCCGAGCTGCCCCAAGCTCCAGTGAGCTTCGGCCATATCGGGGGAGAAACCGAAGTGGAGCTGCGCGGTGCGGCCGGCGTGCAAAATCATGGGCCACGTGATGTTGTCAGCGACCATTTCGGCGACAACACCCGCGAGTTCCAGTTTGCTGGTTTCCTCGTCGCGCTCGGCGCCGAGGATCAGCAATGCATCCTCGACCTGCTCGTTTGGCGGTACGCCTTCCTGTGCCACGCGTTCACGCAGCGCGAAGCATTCCTCGGCGCCAGGCGCCGGCACGGTGTACCAGTTGCCCTTGATCGGCAGGTGCAGATCCGGGTCGAAGAAGGTGTCGAGATCCTTGTAAGCCATGTCAGGACTCCTGTCCGTTGGCGCGGACGCCTCGAACGCAACCGATCAATGTCATGACCGTTTGGTAGTTGGACAAGTGCTGTGCGAATGCGAGAGCGTGCTCGCTGTGATCGGCCTGCGCGGCCACAGTCAGCCGAGTGATTTCGTCGTCAGTCATGGCGTCGAGAACCGATCGAACGGCGCCGTTGTTGTAGCCTTCGATGCCGTTGACGATGGCGGCGAGGTCGGCGCGGCCTTGTTGGTCGCTGTTGCGGTTTGTCATGTGTTCTCCGAGGGTTCGGACCTGCGGATTGAGAATCCGATCAGGTGTGTGTTTGTGCAGTTCAGGCCACCTGTGGTCACAAGGTGGTCACGCGCTGCTGTTGCGGTGAGCATCGCGATTTCCTTCCGTTCGAACGAATGATTATGCGGATTTGTGCATAGTCATTCGTTTGTGTTCATCATGCGAGAGGGGTCCGACACGCTCGACTGGTTTGGCTGGATCCGCTGTCCCGGCGTCTTTTGCTTTTCGTCGTGGCGGTCGTTGGTTCGAGACGAGCCGGCCGTTCCAGATGCCGGATGCCTCGTGGTCGAGCGCCGAGCTTTCGCATGCGGAGCGCACTGGGCATGTCAGGCAGATCTTGCGTGCCTGGTGGTGCCTTTCGGCGCGCTCCTTTTCGGGTTCGGCGTCGTGGTCTTCTCGGTCGAGGCGATCGTCGAACAGTGGCGCTTTCCCTTTGCAGGCTGCGCCGTCGAGCCGAGGGTCGACGAGGATGCTCAATGCTGGTGGTGCCATAGCTCGTAGAAGCGCGTCGAGCGCCACCTTGTCCAGATCACCGCGGGCGTTCATCTCGTGGCTCCTCTCGCGTGCGCACATGCGGGCGCGGATCGATCACTTCTCGCAGATGCACGCGCCTGCGCGGACCTGTCAGCGGACGCCGTGAACCTTGGTGGGGTTGGCGAGGTTCGGCCGGCAACGCAGGCATGGGCGCGGGCGGCCTTGTTCGTCTTCTCCGAGCCAGCCGTTATCGCACTCGTGGGGGAGTGGCTCGGTGCTTGTGGTCTCTGTTCGTTCTTCGCCGTAGCGGTCAGGCATTGCAGGGTTCCTCTCTCCCGTGCGCGGTAGCCGTGCCGAACGTTCGCTTCTCCCGTGCGCGGGGTCGCCATCAAACGTGTGATTCCCGTGCGCGGAGAGGCAAGTAAACGTCTACTTCGCGCACGTGGTGAGCCCGGTGAACGTTCATTTCTCGCGCACGCGGTAGCGGTGCCGGACGTCCGATTTGAATCGAGATGGGGGCAGGGCCCTCCCGCGCACGCACGCAGGAGGGCTGCCAAAGGTTTGGCTGGGCTGGTCATGCGATGAGGCCTTGACCGTTGTTTGCCCAGCTTGTGGGGCGTTCTGTGTCGCTTTGTGGGTGTCCGAAGCATGGGTAGGCGCGGTCGGTGAGTATGAGTCCGGCTTGTGCGGGTGTTCGGCACTGTTCGGCTCGTCGGTGGAGATCGAATGCTGAGGGGCTGCTCACCGTTATGTGACAAGCCGAGCAGTGGCAGGTGGACATGCCACCCCAAGTTGCTCCGCACTGGTTGCAAGTAGTCATTGTGCTGTCCTCATTTCCGGCTAAGCCGTAGGAATCTCGGCCCCGTTTAGGGGTTGGCTGGTGTCCTTGACTGGGTGAAGGTGTTTGCGTCGCCCTAGACGCTGATTTCGGTACTTCACGAGTTCGGCGCGAATCGCATACCAGCTGTGGCCCCACTCGATCATGTCCACGGCGTAGGTGTTCTCGTCGTCGGACAGCGCGCCCAAGGTTCTCCGTAGGTGGTCCATCGGAGTTGGCTCGGGTTTCGGTTGTTGCTCGTTGCTGTAACGATCAGCCGAATTCGAATGGGATGGAGGTTCTTTGGTTTGCGCCGCATTTTCGGTCTCGCGCTCATGCGCGCTCGCGCCTGCGTTACTTACGTAAGGGAGAGCCCTCTCTTGTAAAAGGTTTTGTTGGTTAGGTTCTGTTGGGTCGTCATCGGTAACGACCGATAGCGGCTCGTTTGACGACCGGTCTCTGTCGTTTGACGACCGGTCTGCGAGAACGGTCGTCATGGGTGACGAGTGGTTGATGTCCTGATCGGTAGTCACTGATGACGACCGATCAGGAAACGTCAACGCGTACACATCAGCCCACGCACGACTCGGGTGGCTGTTCGATTCATTCGTTCGCTTCAGCCATCCCGAGTCCCTGCAATCACGCAATGCGCGGTCAACCGTCGACAACGAAATCCCAAGATCCTCGGACAGGACGGAGCGGCCAGGATGCGCGCCGCCACCGTCGCCAGAGGCGTAGTCCCACACTCGGACGCCCACCAGCTTCGCTGTCTTGCCGAGATCCGAAGCGAGGAACTCTCGGTGCCATCGGAACTTGAGACCTGAGGTCACTCTGTGTCACTCCTCCCCGGCTCGAAGTGCTTGTAGTCGTGGGCCATCCACGACACGCTCTGAACGACCAGCAAGACGGCAAGGATGAGTTCGGTGGTGCTCACATGTCCTCCCGGTGCCGTGCGGCCTCGGTGATCTGCTCGCTATCGCGCTTCAAGATGCGTTCGGCATCGTTGATCAACGCGAACGCCGCTGTTGCCAGATCAGCCGAGAGTTGGAGTGCTGCAACGGGCGACATCTGAAATGTGCCGCCAGTCGAGTTCCATTTGTTGTCAACGCCTTCGAGCCCGACCACGAACTCGACTGAATCCGAATCGGTCCACCTGTGAACAGTCGCTCGGATGCCCGTCGACTGTGCGGGCTGCTCGAAATCGCCCTGGACGAGTGCGACTGGCTTGCAGTGATCCTCGTAGATATCGCCGTCTGGCTGCCGAGCTGCGGGCAACTGTCGAATGCGACCGAAGCCGGCAGGGTCCGAGTGGAAGCCATCGAGGTCTGAGTAGGTAGGAGACATCACGCCACCTGCTCAGACTGGAACTTCGCCATCGCACGGGCGGCGTCCTGCAAAACATCCATCAGGCCGTAGACCTCGTCGATATCAGCGATGTGCAGGCGAATGTCATTGCCGATCTGGATGTCGACTGTGTTGCGTTCCGGGTCGAATGCGGCCTCGATCTGCATGCAGCGCATCGTGAGCTTTCCGAAGTAAGGCATGTCAGGCCGCCAATCCGCGGTCACGGGCTTCACCAAGGGCGACGATCAGATCGTCAACGGCGTCGCAGCGGATGGCGTAGTCGTTGATCAGGACGAGGCGATCGAACGTGCCGTCACCGTTGTTGTGGAACTGCGCGGCGATCGTCAGAATTTCGCCGTCGTTCGTGATGAAATCGGCCTCTGTCCTGAGGAAACTTGGTGCATCCACAGAGGTGAGATGAACTTGTCGGGGGTTCCGAGTAGTCTTCATTTCGTTCGCCCAATCTGTTGCGGGTTCGGGTGATGGCCTCGGCTAAAAGGTGTTCGAGCACCTGCCGGGGCCTTCTTCATTGAGTCGAGCTGATCGTCGGATTCAAGTCCGAGCGCTTTGAGTAGTCCCTCGACAGGCACCTTGTACTTGCGTCCAAGTCGAAGGACGGGGAATGGCAGTTCGCCGCGTTTGGCGGCGCTGTAGCCGGCTGTTTGACCTAGGCCGACAATCTCAAGTGCTGTAGGCAGGTCAGTGATCACCCCGAGGGCTCTGACCGCCTCGGGCGTCCACTTCACCGCCGATGTCATGCCGCACCGCCAACCTCTTGTGCGGCGAGCCATGCGTCAACATCGCTCCACCTGTAGCGAATACTCCCGTTCTCAAACTTGATGAACTTCGGTCCTACGCCGTTCATGCGCCACACAGCGAGGCCCTGGACCGTCTTGCCGAGGTATTCCGCCAGCTCCGGCGGTTTGGCCAACGAAGCGCGGTCGTCGGGGGATTTCACCATCACATCCCCGGCCGCCATGCGCTCTGATGCAGAGTTCGCGGTCACGATTCCTCCGTTCATATTTCTACTCATAAAGCTCTGTTTCGTTCACATGTTGTGACATGCACTATCGTGGCACAGATGTAATTCCCGTGCAAGTAGATTCATGGACGTTCAGTCTGATATCGTCATATTCCATGACATCCAGTACGGGGAAGTGGCCCGAGGAACTGACCAAGGCAGTCGTTGAACAGATCCGCCGCTACCGCCAAAAGCGGGGGCTCAGCTACCAGCAGCTCGCTGATCGTTGCACCGAACTCGGGTACCCCACGGGTCGGACAACACTCGCGAATCTTGAAGCGCACAAACGAAAGTCGCTCACGCTACATGAGTTGATAGTTCTCGCGGCCGCACTGGAGGTGCCTCCAGTGGAGCTCATATTCCCGGGCATACCGGACGGCGAATTTCAGATCCTGCCGAACAAGTCACAGAACGCTTGGGACGCACTCAAATGGTTCACTGGCGAAACGAAGGTGCCCCGTGAGGCAGCTCAGCCCGACGAACCTGAGTATCACCTGACGCTGATGCGCGAACTGGACTCGATTCCCGGTCAGATCTCACAGTGGGAATCAGATGTTCGTGACACGAAGATCCAGTATGAGACTGCGATGGCGGCCGCCGAGGAGGAAGGCTCTTCGGTTGAGGAGTACAAGACAGCCTCGACGCTGAGGCACTGGATTCGGCGTGCGAATGCGGCAATCGCCGATACCCGAAAGGCCGAAATCCTGATCAAACAGAAGCTGAAAGACGCTGGCTTCGATGTTTCTGAGATTGAGGAGGAGTTATGAGGGGGAGTGTTTCGAAGCGGTGCAAATGCCCCGTCGAGCGCGACGCAAAGGGCCGGCGCAAAGCCTGCCGCAAAGCCCACGGCTCGTGGGTGTTCATTGCGGACATGGGAAATGACCCGGCAACAGGGAAGCGTCGCCAGGTTCGTAAGTCCGGATTCAAGTCCAGCGATGACGCTGAGGCAGCGCTGTCTGCGTTCCTGCACGCGGCTGGTACCGGGCAGCTCGCACACGACGACAAGCTGACTGTCGCTGATTACCTGCGAGGTTGGATCGAAGCGAAACGAGATTCGGGGATCCGGCCGACGACGATCCGGTCGTACGAGCAGCACGTGAACTCGTACTTGATCCCGCATCTCGGGCGGCTTCGTCTCGGTGAGCTGCGCGCCACCCACGTCGAGAAGTTCCTACGGGACATCGCGAAGCCGAAGGCCAAGCCTGAGGCGGACGCGCAGATCGCAAAGGGAGCGCGCCGCAATCCGAAGACGCTGAGTCCGGCAACAATCCGGCGCGTCCACGCAACGCTGCGCACCGCGCTCACTTCAGCGAAGCGCAAGCATCTCGTGGCGTTCAATGCTGCCGAGAACCTCGAACTGCCTCGCGCCGCTCGTCCGAAGGTGAAGCCGTGGGAGGCCGAGGAGCTGGGCAAGTTCCTCGACCATGCGACCACCGACCGACTCGGCACGCTGTACGAGACGATGGCTATGACGGGACTGCGCCGCGGTGAGACCTGCGGGCTGCGTTGGGATGACGTGGACCTGGACAAGAACACTGTCATCGTTCGTCAACAGCTCGTGGAGATCGACGGAACCGGCATTAAGTGCGAGTTCTGCAAAGGCGAGCACCGACAGTTCCAGTTCGGTAAGCCGAAGACGGCCAGCGGTGAAGATCGTGTGGTCGGTATCGACGCGCACACCGCGGGCGTTCTGCTGGCTCACCGCTTCGCTCAGGACATGGAACGAGCCGAGTGGGGTGAGGCATACGTCGAACACGGTCTCGTTTTCGCTCGCGAGAACGGACAGCCCTACCCGCCGCAGTACGTCACCGATCAGTTCAACAAGCTGACCAAGGCCGCGGGTGTGCGCTCGATCCGTCTGCACGACCTGCGCCACGGTCAGGCGTCACTGTTGCTCGCGGCCGGCGTCGATCTGACCATCGTCAGTAAGCGGCTCGGGCACTCGTCGATCGCCATCACGGCGGACACGTACAGCCACCTTTTGGCTGGTGTGGACTCCAAGGCTGCCGAGGCTGCGGCCGGTCTCGTACCGCGCTCGAACAGGGAACAAAAAGGCGGGCGTGACCACTTGGTGACCACTCCCGCCGATCCGAACGTGCCTGTCCCACAATCTGAACAGGAAGATCCTGGTCAGGATGGTGCCCCCAGTAGGACTCGAACCTACGACCTGCGGATTAAAAGTCCGTAG